TATTCTCAGTAATAGACTGAATGCTGTCAGCAGCATTATCCCACTTTGTCAGCCTTGCTGCAGTAATACCGTTCAAAAGAGTAAGGTTGTGATGCCAATGTGCCTGTGAAATCACAGGTTCAACAGATTCTCTAATGGTCTTCAGCTCATATTCAGTTGAATCCTCAAACTGCTGTAAACCATTCAGGAGTGAAAGCAAATCATTTGTAAGAGCATCAATTACGGCTTTGTTGCTGTGTGTATGAGAATCCGTCTTAAGCGGATCAATGGCTGACTTCATTTCTGCCTTTGTGGGATACAGCGACATATCGGGAGTAACACCGTCCTTGCCGTCACGTCCGTCTTTTCCGTCAACTCCATCCCGACCTGGTCTGCCGTCAACACCGTCACGACCGGGCTGACCATCAGCACCATCTCTGCCCGGAGGTCCCTGCGGACCTGTTTCTCCGTCCTTTCCAGGAGGCCCAGGCTCTCCATCTTTGCCAGGGAGTCCGTCTGCACCGTCCTTTCCGTCAACGCCATCTCGACCATCCTTACCATCAGCACCGGGAGGACCTTGTTCACCATCGACTCCATCTCTGCCATCTTTTCCGTCAATACCGTCTCTGCCATTCTCTCCGGGAGGTCCCTGTTCGCCATCCTTACCGGGAGTACCGTCCACACCATCTTTGCCATGCAGACTTCTCAGCCATTCTTCCTCAGTACCGACATATCCATGCTCTACAGCAATTTCAAAGGCAGATTTACCCTTGGTAGCTTCATCGATATTCTTTAAAAGCTGCTGATACAAATCAGGAGTAGGCGGAATCGGAGAACCACTCTCACCATCAAAGCCCGAAGGCCTAACATTAAGAGTGTGAATGACAGTCGTAGCACGAACTGTGTCCTGTGCTGCCGTATCATAGCCGAACAGAGACATTTTCACCGCACCTGCATGAAGTTCAGACGGAAGTTTGCAGACTGTTCCGTCATATCCAAGCAACATGTTATACACAAACTCATCCTGTGCAAACTGTACCACCTTATGCAGAGGCTTCCAGTTGTTATCGAAAACGAAATGGACATTGACAAATGAAACCTGATTATCAGCAATGATTTCATGTTCCAGCGTTTCAATGTTCTGTCCCTTTACAAGAAATTTAATCAAAAGTATGCACCTCAATCCATGTTTTATTTGTCTTGTCCCATTCCATATATCCATCAAGGCATTTTACCTTCAAGATATGACCGTCTACTGTGTTATCCCATCCTGAACGCTTTGTAACTGAGTTCCAGTCAGAAATACTGCCTTCATATGTCAGTTCAGTCAGTGCTTCACAATAGTTGAAACATCCTCCGACAATATCCTTGCAGGTCTTGGTGATTGTAAAATTCGTGAGTTTAACGCATCTTACAAACATTCTGTCGGAGATGACCTTGCCGCCGTATCGTACTGTTGTCAGTTTCTGGCATTCAGCGAATACCTGATCACCAACTGTAACAACGGAAGATGGTACGGTAACTGACTGAAGCTGTGTACCAGAAAACGCAAAACGTGCGAGTTCAGTAACCTTGTTTGGAATTTTTAGGGTAGCAAGTCCGTAAAGTTCATGATGATATATATACTGGTCAATATGCGGCATAAACCCATTACGCTTAATGGTCGTCAATGTTGACGGTAATGTGGCTGACTTAAGATTGTTACAGAAAACAAATGCAAATTCTCCGACAGATGTGATTCCTTCTGAAAACACAACGGATTTGACGTTTTCGCTGTCATAGAACGGAGACTTATTATCCGATTCAAAATTGCCGTAATCATACATTGCACCAGTGCCTTTCAGAATTACTCTGCCATCGGAGAACCATACATAATTGATGTTATCACCACATTTGCCGATAGCAATAACATCTCCGGTCATTTCATCCACCTTTACAGTAAGTTCTGATACCTGAGTAGTTAATTTGGAAATAGTGGTGTTATAGTCCTTCATCTGCTCCAGAATGTCATCAAGCTGAGAAAGCATATCAGTTACTTTACATTTACCGAGAATACAGCGGACATATCCGCAATAGGTGTAATTATTTCTGTAATCAGTAACCTTCAGATCAATTGCTCCTGCCTCAATCTTTACTGCAAAGAGAGTAAGATATGTCTTGGTGTCGGTGTTTGTGAATTTTGGAATAGTCGGATTGGTTGCAGGTGTACCTACGGACAGTTCAAATTCAATACTGCGGAAGTTTTCTCCTGTATTGCAGCAGATACCGATGGTCACATATCTCGGAAGGGACTCGTCCACATAACGTGAAAGGTCAAAGGTGTATGCGGTATCAGAAATGAAATAGTGTCCGTCAATCCATGCCTTTCCGCTTGCGATTGCAAGTTTCAGCTTGGATGCTGTCGGTTTGAAACAGCCTCCGTAGTTGTCCTGAATGCCGTTACAGATGATACTGCCGAGGTAATCACAGAAATTCTCGGCGGTATAGGTTCTGTCCAGATTCTTGGCGTTAAAGAATCCGTATGAAAATGCCATAAGTTATCCCTCCTTGAATGTCGGTGTGAGGTTTCTTCCATTTTGGTCGAAACTCTCAATCATGCCGATAATCTGTATTTTATTCTGTCTCAGACCGAATCTGCGGTGTTCCACAGTAACATAGTCACCGACAAAATAATCGATGTTGTATTTGAATTGCGTTGACTGTACCGCAATCATGGATTCAGATGAATGAAACGGCTGTACAATCTTTTCTTTGCCTCTCTCTTTCAGCAGTTCAATGTATTCTGCTTCCGGGATAGGCTTTGTTTCAGTTCCTTCCGTATCTTCATCTGATATATCTTTTGCATCTACATATACTTCGTAGCGGTCAAGGAGCATCGGCTCTTCTCCATCACAATATGTAGTGCGTTTTCGTTCTTCTCCGTCACCTTTGCCCAATATATATGCAAAATTCCTCTGCACCGAAATGTCAGAGGAATATGTGAAAGAAAGTAAATTGGTGTATCCGTCCGAAAAAACAATGTGAGGATTTTCGTCCTGCATGATGCTTCTGTCAGAGCCTTCTGAAAGCTCCAGAAACATTCCGTACTGTTCATCACCGATTTTACTCAAACGGATATTTGCCGTTCCGCCGATTTTCTGACATATGGTGTAAATCCATTCCATCAGATTATCGTAGCTGACCTGCAATTTGGCTTTTCTGTTCCAGCAATCACCGCTGACATCACCAATCTGTAGTCCCGGAATAATTCGCTCCATTGATACCATCGCATTTCGCTCTACGGCAGAACGTACAATATTTGAATACATGGTTTCATTTGTTATGCTGAGTGTCGGATAGATAATTCTTCGCTCCAACAGACACATCAGGAATCTGCCTGTTACAATCAGATAGTCACCATCCTCTGCATCAGTTTCAATCTGTACACCCTCAATCAGTCCGAAATGCTCCTTGTCATCATCTCTGCCGACAATTCTGCCAGTCTGAAATATTTCAATGTTACGAGGACTTGCAGCGATATATATTTCAAAAGCACCGCACTTGTAGAATTCTATATCCCACAGGAGTGAGGAAAAGCTGTCGCAGATAGCTTCTAATGTAATCGTGAGATTGCGTTCTTCTGCAATCATATTATATACTTCAATCTGCATAAATCACACTCCTAAGTAAGCATTTCGGTGAATAAGTCGTATTTTCAGATTAGCTACTCCGCTTGAGGAACGGAGATAGAATTTATTTTCGCCTGCACGAAGCGTAAGCCAGGTAGAGCCTGAAACCAGTCGGTTGATGATGTTGGTCACCACACCCTCACGCTCTAATGTTACGGTCTTATTTCCTGTTTTTGTTGTTATGGTAATCAGGTCACCCTCCTGAATTTCACCGAGAATCTGCATATATTCATCCGTTGCAGCGTTATAGATGGTAGGGTTTGTTGCAGGTCCTCCGCTGATTTCAAGCGTGAAACCAACCTCATCACCATCATTGACAATAGTCATGATATTCTGCGTATTGTATTTGCCGATAGGAAACGGCTCGTCATTATCAGGGAAAATGAAGTGGAATGCTCCTGTGACCTGAGCGTACTCAGCTATCTGCGTTTCTGTAGAGTACCAGTAAATATCGGGACAAATAATGGAAATCTGCCCCTTAGTCAGCACCTCGAAATTCTCCATTTCACAGGTCTCCACGATGCCTTCCGCATACACAGAGATGTTTTTCGTAGAGTAATATATTTTGATGTAGCGTGATGGTTTCACCACTTTATATAGTTCGTGTCGACGTTTCTCTACATCAAAGCCACGCATTTCAAAAGGAATGACTACATTACGCTTTTCGATGAAGGCATTATTCAGATATGAGCCGTCCATACCCGCATAAGAAGAAGTGCTGATTGTTCCTGCAGGCGGATTCAGTCCTTCAATCTTGCTGAACATGAATCGGTTTGCCGTTTTGGAAAGGTCAATCTGCTGACCTGTTTCGTTTTCGAGGATTAGAGTGTAAAACATGAATGCCCCCTTTACATTTTTGATGTAATGATGTATAATAAGAATAATTCAAATCACCGTCAAGTTTTTTAATCGTAGTTGAATAGAAAAGAGGTAACCTTATGAAAGGAAATAACTTTTTTGATATGTTTAACCCAGATATGTTTAACTTTGATAACGAGAGTAACATTTTAAAATTGATGTTAATGTACCTTAATAATCCAAAACATGATGTGCAAATGTTCAGAGGGAATTCTTTTGAAAGAAAAATCTTGAGATTTATTCAAAACATTAGTTCATTTACGGAAAATAATGGTCATGATTGCTTACCTCCTGACTACTACTCAGATAGTTTTAGTTGTATGTTTGATGTGCTTCGCATAAACGATGCAGAGATAAAAAAAGGCCGTAATCCGATTATTGCTCAAGAGCAAAAAATGCGAAAAGAGTTTAAAAATGCCGGACTGCTTAATTCTCAATATTTCCAAGTTGCATTTGAAGCTGGAACTTCTGGTGATATAAACGAGCATTCCTTCCCACAGTATAAAAAACAAGCTAAACGTGTAATTCAAGAGCATATTAATAAAATACCTTTATGGGTAGATGCACATCCTTGTATAAAGCATAAGGGATTGCTAATATTAGATGAATCAAGGCTATGTTTTGAAGGAACTAAGACACACATAAAAGATGACTACTTTGCCTTTGCATTCGATCGCAATCATGGATTAATTCCCCATGAAACATGGAATGATGCAGAATTCATTCAACCTATATATGATTCATTGTTGGATTTTGTTATTTGGATTAATCCATATAAAAACTGTAATGAAGTTATCTTCAACTACAATAGTTCAATGAAGCAAAACCGAAGCATTCGATATCCAGCATTGATGATTGTAGACACGAGGTTTCACAGATCGGAATTCATTCAATATAATTATGATAAGTTAGTTATGGCGACATAAACATAAATTTATGTAGTGTATTTAAAGCACTAATCAATATACTATTTAAACTTTCAAAGCATTCTTCGTCATACGATAAATCTCCAGCCGTGACAGTGATTTCGGACTATTGTTAGTCTGATTTACTGTACGGCTGTTGTCGTTATTGTAGTTGTTTACCACAGTGCCATAAGGATTCTTGTCCTTCATGGATGCCGTCATACTGATTCCAAGCTGTGAATCCATATCAAGAGACATTACGTCCGCCACACCGCTGATTGCCTTGGTAATCAGCTTTTTGTTTTTGTTGATGCCGTCTGCAAGATTTTTCATGAAGTCAGGCATCCATTCATTGACAGAGGTCAGAGGTCCCTTTTCAGGAACGGAGAAGTGCAGGTGTTCCCAGATTGTATTTGCTACATCCATAACAGCATTCTTGATTTCACCGATTTTATTACGCAGACCGTTCAAAAAGTTCTGCATCATATCATTGCCCCAGGACCATGCAGAGTCAACTTTTCCCTTGATTGTACTCTGAATATTACTCAAAGCATCAGATACTGTACTTTTTACACTGCTTAATTTATCGGATATACCACTTTTTACGTTATCCCAAATGCTGAGAACATTATCCTTAATCGTATTCATTGCATTTCTGATTGGCTCAGGCATTGCGTTCCAGGAGGTAGAAACTGCGTCCTTGACAGCACCGACTGTATTTTTTACGCCAGTGGAGATACTGTTCCAAGTGGATGAAACCGTACCCTGAATGTCAAGCTGTCCTGTGGAGATGCAGTTCTTGACAGCGTTCCATACAGTCGAAACTGTATTCTTTACCCCTGTTGTTGCAGTAGATACCACATTTTTGACTGCATTCCAGCCTGTGGTAACTGCCGTCTTGGTAGTGTCCAGAGAACTTCTGATGTTGTTTGTCATGTTTGTCCAGCCTGTTTTTACAGTGTTTCCAATACTTGTGAGAACAGTTGACATACTGGTTTTGATGTTGTTCCATACGTTCTGTACATTATTCAGCGTATCCTGCATGAAGGTGCTGACCGTAGAAACAATATTGGTCATTGCATTTTTGAATGTGTCAGTAAGCTGCGTTGTAATTCCTGAGCCGAAGCTGTTCAAAGCATCATCTACAAGTGACGCATTGGCGTTGATACCATCTGCAAGACCACTCATGAAGTCAGGCATCCAGCTTTCAAAGTCCGTCAGAGGACCTTCATCCGGGACGGAGAAGTGGAGAAAGCTGCGGATTTTATCTGCGACACCCTTTACAGCGTCAGATACTTTTCCGATACAGTTTTTTATACCGCCGACAATTCCGTCAATAATATCAGAACCCCAGCTCCATGCTTCACCTGCAAGGTTCTTCACAAAATTAACAGCCTTATCAAAGCCGCCCTTGACTGTATTGTAAATACCATCAATAACAGAAGAAACAGCAGACTTTACGCTGTTCCAGATATTCGTGACTGTAGTTTTGATGGTATTCATGGTATTGGAGATGGTGGTCTTGATGCTGTTCCAGACAGATGAAATTGTGCTTGAAATTGCATTCATCACACTTGATACTGCACTTGAAATGGAATTCCATACTGACGAGATTACCGACCAGATAGAATTCAGGATTCCTGAAATAAAGCCGGAGATTGCATTCCAGACTGTAGTGATAACATTTGAAATGGTATCCATAGCAGTTGAAATTGCCGTAGAAATCGCATTCCAAATGGTTTCAAAGAATGACTTGATTCCTTCCAGAATTGGTGTAATAAAGTCTACAATCGCATTCCATACTGTCTGAATCTTATCCCAGATCCAGTCCATCACTCTGCTGATAACCACATGAATCGCTTCAAAAATGGTTTCAAACAGATACTTGAAAGCATCCAGCAGAGGCGAAATGAACTCGTAGATGGTATTCCATACAGAAGAAATCGTGTTCCAGATTGCATCCATTACCGTTGTGATTGCTGTGCTGACAGCATTCCATACAGTTGTAATGGTATCGTGGATTGCTGTAACGATGCCCGTTACAAAATCGGAAATTGCTGTCCAAATGCCAACGAAGAAATCCTTGATTGCCGTCCAGGTATTAACAAAAAAATCTCGGATAGATGTAAAGATACCCGAAATAAAGGAAACAATGCTGTTCCAGATACCGACAAAGAAATCCTTAATCGCAGTCCATACCTCATCCCATGAAGTACCGAACCAACCGAGAAATACATCTGCGATACCCTCTAAAGCATCAAGGATTGTGGTAAACGTATTCTTGATGAAGTTCCAGATACCCGTAAAGATGCCCTTTACACCATTCCAGCATTGTTCCCAGTCTCCTGTGAACAAGCCGATAAATACATCAAGCACACTCAGGATTGTATCTGTAACAAAATCAAAGATGTTTGCAATCTGCGTAAATGCACCTTCAAACACAGGTGCGAGTATTTCACAGAGTCCGTTCCACACTGTACTGATGACTTCACCGATATCCTTGAAATTGAAACCGAGTTCATTCAGTTTGTCTACAATACCGGAAGTAAGTCGGTCAAATGTAGCTTTGATACGCTCCCAGATACCGATAATCGCATTCTTGAAATCCTCATTTGTATTCCATAAATGCACAAAGGCAGCAATCAAAACAGCAATTACCGCCACAACCGCAACAACAGGAGCAGAAATACTACCGATTGCAGCACCAAGTGTACTGAATGCGGTTTTTGCACCTGCAATTATTGTCGGCAGATTTCCGATAAATGACATCAGCCGTCCTACAGTCGAGATTGTTTTTCCGATAACGACTAAAAGAGGACCGATTGCCGCCGCAACGAGAGCAATTCTGACAATCGTTTCCTTGGTGGCAGGGTCCATAGCGTTTAATTTATCAATAAAAGCCTGAATTTTCGATACAATCTCTCGGATAGCAGGCATCAGGATTTCACCGAAAGAGATAGCGAGTTCTTCAAGCTGTGACTTTAAAATCGTAAGCTGACCGCCGAGGTTGTCCTGCATGGTTTCAGCCATTCTGAGGGAAGAACCATCACAGTTATCAACGGAGTTAATCAGCTTTTCAAAATCCTCATCTGAGGCATTGACAATTGCAAGTAAGCCTGACATCGCATTTTTACCCGCAATTGCAGATGCAGCCTGTGCCTTCAAAGCACCTTCTGCACCAAAGGTCTTATTGATGAGGTCATCCATCTGTTTGTTGTACTGCTTTTCAGTGAGTTCTCCGTTTTCAAAAAGCTGATTTAATCGAGCTTCTTCCTTTGCATAATCCTCAGTAGAAATCTGTAATCCACCAAAGCCTTTACGAAGCTGAACCATTACTTCACGAAAAGACAGCATATTTCCTTTGCCATCGTCAAGGCTGACACCTACATCATTCATCGCTTTCGCAACCTTATCTGTAGGTGCGGCAAGGTTTGTGAGGATACCTCTGAGGGAAGTACCCGCACTTGATGCCTTGATACCGCTGTTTGCCATGAGTCCGATTGCGATAGCCGCATCTTCGGCGGTGTATCCCATTGCACCCATAACAGGAGCCGCATATTTAAATGTTTCTCCCATCATGGATACATTGGTATTGGCGTTGGAAGATGCCGCCGCAAGAATATCTGCAAAATGTCCGCTTTCCTTAGAGGTAAGACCAAATGCGGTAAGAGCATCTGTAACAATATCCGATGTGGTAGCAAGGTCTTCACCTGATGCTGCCGCAAGATTCATGATACCGTCAATACCCGAAATCATTTCTTTTGATTTCCAGCCTGCCATTGCCATATAGTTCATGGCATCGGCAGCCTCGGAAGCAGAAAACTTTGTCTTACTGCCCATCTCACGAGCCTTTTTTCGGAGTTCATCCAGTTCTTCTCCTGTGGCTCCCGATACGGCGGCAACCTTACTCATGGAAGAATCAAAATCAGACGCTGTCTTTACTGCGGCTGTACCTGCGGCTAAAATCGGCACAGTTACATGAGTGGTCATTTTTGTTCCGACATCTGAAATTTTGTCACCGACATTTTGCAGAACTTCACCAGCCTCACCGATTTTCTTTAAAGCGGATGTAGCCTTGCCAGCCTCAGTTTCAAGATTTCGGAGTTCGTTTTCAGTTTCAATAATCTCACGCTGAAGGGCATCATACTGTTCCTGGGTGATATCACCTTTGGCAAGAGCAGTATTTGCCTGTTCCGCAGCAGTTTTCAGCGTTGCAAGTTTATCCTTAGTAGCAGAGATGCTTTCAGCCAGTAACTTTTGTTTCTGGGAAAGCAGTTCTGTATTTTTCGGATCAAGTTTCAGGAGTTTATCTACGTCCTTAAGCTGAGTCTGCGTGTTCTTGATATTCTTATTGACACTCTCCAGAGCCTTACTGAGTTTAGTGGTATCGCCGCCAATCTCGACAGTAATGCCTTTGATTCTGTTTGCCATTTGGTTTCACCTCCAGTTATTGACATTTCCGGATTTTTAGGGTATAATAGTATTGAAAACTATTATTGAAAGGATATGATATAAATGCCAATTGATCCTATGTCTCTACTACAACAATACTCCCCGAACTCAAAGCTTCAGAAAGCTGAACAGTCAACTGTTATACCTTCACCTATTAGTCGCCCGTCAGCTGATTTAGAAAAATTATCCGGCTGGATGGAAGAGCAAGAACGTAATGAACGTATGGCTAATGAAATAGTTGCTAAATCCACAGCCAGAGCGGCTGCATATACTATACATCAAGAAATGCTCAGATTCCAAAATGAGTTAGATGAAACACATGACGTTGGTGTCTCTTTAGTTCAATTTGGCGGTTCGATCATTGTATTGGTTGATAATATCGGATACAGTGGCTATAATCTTGTTGTGTTTTATGGAAAAGATACATCTGGAAATAAAGTGGAACTCATTCAGCATATTAATCAATTAAGCTTTATTCTTGTTTCATACCCTAAAGAGCCTGAGATTCAAAAGCGGCATATTGGATTTGTGGGCGATTAATTTCAAAACGCATCAAAATCCGCCTGTCCAGCGACCTCATGCCAGCCCTCAAAATCATCATTTTCACGCTCGGTGAACATATCATTGATGATTCCGATCGTCAGCAAGTCCAGCTCGGTCAATGTCAGACCGAGCTGTTTGCATCTTAGAAGAAAAAGCGGAGTTGTCATCGGGCGGTCAGTCTGGCGATGTTTTTTTTAGATTCCACCTGTGTTGCCGTATTCAATCCCCACAGTTCAATCAACTGCGGCAGAATTTCATAGATAGAGAATGTGTTAAACTGCTCCAGGAAATCATCGGGATTGTCAGGCACAGTTTCAGGTGATGCGTGTTTCGCCATCACGTAAGCGATATTTTCAAAGACTTCAAGATTTTCAATATCAAGACCACTTGCCTCTGTATCTTCTTCCTCAGCTTCATTCACATTTGTCTGCAAAGAAGCAAAGTCCTTGTAAATATCACGATGGAACTTCAGACGATAAAGGCGAGGCACAGCCGCACTCGCCTTGAAAGGAACGGTAATTCCGTCAATAACAATATCTTTTTTGATAGCCATATCAGTACCTCCTTATGAACTTGCCTTAGTTGTTGTAGTGGTTGCTGCCTTTGTTGTTGTACCTGTGCTTGGACTGTACGGTACCTTAAACCAATTGTTGTAAACAGAATCGGTGGCGCTTTCCGTAGTCTTACACTTGACAAGACCGCTCGGAAGTGCAGATGCCTTGAGGGACAGCGTGTCTGTCTTAACTTCTGTATTTTCCTCAGTAGTTGCAGATTCTGTTTTCGGTCTGCTTGCACTGCAGCAGTAGAGAACGTGTCTGATGTGGTGCTTGTCGCCAAGGAACTCAAACATGAGGGCGAACTGTGCCAGCTCATCATCATTCTTTTCAACGAGAACACCGTTATTGTCCAGGATTTCACCGAGAATTTCGGTTGCAAATTCCGTAGTGATCAGGGCGATTTCAAGGTCGCCTGTGTATCCTGCATTGTTGTTGATGACGTAGTACACACCGTTATCGGCATAAAAATTTTCTGCCTCGCCATTTGCATCAATGGAAAGGCTGACAGCACCGGGGAGATGTACAGATGTACCATAGACAGGAACTGTCTTGTTGCCGTCGGGATCTTCACCCCATTCTGTAATCTTGCACCAGTAGACATTCTGCAGACCGAATTTTACTTTATTCTTCTTGTTAGCCATAGATTAGACCTCCATTTCGTATAACACTTCATACATATTCTCAGATGGAATCCATGTTTCAGTTTTCGTGTAATAAATATGATGACGACGCAAAACGCTCTCGACCTGTTTTTCAAGGGCAGGAGCCTTTTTGTCGGTGTATAACTCAATATCCAGCATTTTAAAGCTGTGATACATATAGTTATCAGCGGAGAATGTGTGTTCTCCGGGAGATAAAAAAAGCAAAAACGGAGGATTGGGACTTTCTCCCTCTGCAAAATTGTGGTATGCAAATGGCAGTCCCATTTCTTCCATCATTGCCGCAATCTGTTCATACGTCATGATAAAGCCTCCGTTATCAGTTTTTCAAGCATCTCTACGCCCTTTTCTTCGGCAGGAGCAATATGCGGTCTGCCTGCAACACGACCGCCGCCACGTTTGGCATGACCTTTCTCCAAAAGGTGTGCAAGCTGGTACCTGTCCTTGGAATGCACAGTCATTTCAAGAGAATGGCTGTTTTCCTTTGTCTTTTTTGCAGTCCAGCTTGCTGCGTATTTTCCTGTACGCTTGGGAGCGTTTGCTGAAATATCTTTTCTTACTGCGGTTGCTGTTTTCCTTACAGCCTTCTTCATATCTGCTTCTGCCAGGTCAACGTATTCTGTCAGACCTTTCATAATTTCGTCTGCAAGGTTATCAATACTGGTCATGCGGAACACCAGCCTCTCTGTTTTCACAGGTGATTTTCATGTAGTTGTTATCTGTGTAATCAGGTTTTACTGATAAAATATTGTAAATCTGCCCACGAAACAGGATGCGATGTGTGGTGGAATTCAGATACAGCAAAGAAGGACATTGTCTGACTGTAAAAATCAGCGTTCTGACTTCCTTGGTAACGCCTGCCTCTGTGGTTTCGGATGAGGTTTTCAGATTGCTGGTGTCTGTGGATGCCCACATGGAAGATTGCTCCTCCCATTTTGTGATATGGTTTCCGATTTCATCCTTGACCGTCCGATGTTCCAGAAGTGTAATCCGCTGATTCATTTTTGCGATTTCCATCAAATCACACCCTCTCTCTGTGCAAACAGAATAGAACGAAGATTCAATGTGAGTGCGTGATAATCAGGATTACTGCGGTTTTCATACAGATAACCGAGTGCGAACAGCATAGCCGTCCGCACTGTATCCTCATTTCGTGTAAATCTTTCTTCGTTCATCCTGCCTACATCCATTACCAGTCTCTTGCAGGTGAAAAGCAGATTCTGAATCAGCTTGTCATCCTCTTCAAAATCTACTTTCAGGTAATTTTTAGCTTCCTTAAGAGTAATCACTTACATCAACCCTTTGTTGTAGTAGTTGTACCGCCCTTGACTTTAAGCACCTTGACTGCTTCCGGGAGGATGAGCTTACCATCCACACGCTGACTTGCAAGGAAACCGACCTGTCCGTTCATTGCAAAAAGCTCATTGAGTCTCTTGAGAGAACGTCCCTGTCTGTCGGCAATCCAGTAATACTTGAGGTCACCGAATGCCACAGCTCTGTTACCGACATCTGCTGTAGGAGCATATACACTTGTTACATAAGGGCGGTTGAAGATCATATCTGGAACGCCAGCTGTCACAGAAGGCTGCCAGATATAGTTTCCTGTATTATCCTTGAGCTTGCGGATTGCCTTGATGGTCTGTTCGTTGAGTACCCATACAGCCTTCTTGCGGTAAGGAGACTTAAGGGAGTAGTAGAGTTCCATCATATCGTCAAAGGTAATTGCAGCACCTGTTGTTACAGCACCTTCCATACCGCCGTTTACAGGATCAAAAATACCTGTAGGCTTTCCGATACCGTCACCAATAATGAATGCTTCCTCTTCCTTTGCACCGATACGACGGGCAAATTCACGAGCAATGTATGCCGGAAGGTCGAAAACACTGTCGTTGAGAAGTTCCTCGGAAATCTTGATTGCAGTACCAACCTTGTAAGCGGAGAGTGCAATCTGACCGAAAGCATCGTCGGAGAGAGTGTATGCCTCTTCCTCTTCCATCCAGCAAGCCTCACCCTTGGAGGTGATAATCGGGATCTTTCTGTCACCGCTTGATGTTTTGATTTTTGTTGCAAGGGGACGGAATACATTCTCTTCTTCAAGAGCCTCTATAAGAGTTTTTTCAAACTCATCAGGGACAAGATAACCGCCTTCTGTATCTTCGCCGACCTGTAAATCATTGCGGATATCAATCCAGTTACGGTTGCGGACACTGTTCCAGAATGCCTTGCTGTAGGTGTCAGTTGCTGTTGTCTTCGGTTCAGGCTTCATATCGTGACTGCCTGGCTGACCGACAATCGGTGTGGATGTTGCGGCGCTGAGTTCCTTGCCGAGACGTTCCTGTCTTTCGAGACGCTCGATTTCAGTGCCGAGTGCAACTATGTTCTTTTCCATTGCATCATAGGTTGCAGAATCCTCATCAGATAGCACACCGCTTTCTGTTCTCTTGGAATCAAGGAAGTTTCTTGCCTCGTCCCAGGCATCTGCTCTCTTCTTTCTGAGTTCCTGAATTGTCATTGTCATAGTATCTACCTCCAATTAGTGTTTCAATAATGCCAGTCTTTTGTCAAGCTGGTCAATCGGTGTACCTTTCACAGGTGCGGATGCAGACAGCTTTCGGAGAAGGCTGTCCATAGATGCGACAGCGGAATAGGAACGTGGTGTCATATCCTCTGTCTTTCGGCGTTTGAGTTTACCGTCCTCATTCTCGTCGGGAGTATCCCCCTCAGTTGATGTATCGGGATTTTCATCATCCTTTGTTTCATCCTCTTCGGGTTCGGGGACAGGTGTACTTTTTTTACTGTCGGCAAAAAGAATGCCGTCAACAAATCCCATGCTTTCGGCTTTCTTAGCATTGAGCCATGTTTCCTCATCCATCATATGTGCGATTTTAGCACGAGACAGATGACATTTCTCCTCATAAGCATTGATGATGGACTCCTTGACTTCCTCCAGAAGCACGATAGCCTGTTCAAGATCTGCCTTATTGCCCATAGCAAAAGTTGCGGGATTATGGATCATCAGCATTCCAGTTGGAGCAATAAGAGTTTCATCACCTGCCATAGCCACAACGGATGCTGCAGATGCCGCAATGCCGTCGATTTTTACTGTAACCTTACCTTTGTGATTGCGGAGCATGGTGTAAATCTGAGATGCAGCAAACACATCACCGCCGGGGCTGTTCAGCCACACCGTCAGATTTCCGTTGATTTTTGAAAGTTCATCTCTGAAAACAGCAGGGGTAATTTCATCACCCCACCATGTTTCATCAGAGATAGGACCATTGAAGAGCAGTTCTGTTTCTGCAGTTTCTTCATTTTTAATCCAGTTCCAGAATTTCTTCATACTAAGATTCCTCCATATTTTCTGTTTTCTTTTCGTAAAAGGCACCTGCATCGACCAGTTTTGTAAAGCTGCCGTTTACAAGATACAGATTTCCGCCTTCTTCATCCGGGATAAGGTTCATATCTTCAAGCTCACGGATATCATTTGCCGACATCCATCCGTTCTGACGGGCTGTAGCATACCCCTGCATACGAGACGCATAGTCACCACGAAGCAATCCATCAACATTGAATTTAATGAAATACTGACCTTTTTCTGAATCAGAAAGCAGAGCCTTTTGCAGTCCCTGTTCCCAGCGTACAAGCCATGGATCCAGTGTATACTTTACAAACTCCAATGACTGTTGTTCGATATTGCTGAATGTAGCGTGTTCAAGATCACCAATCATGTGGAGAGGTACACGATACAGCCTTGCAATTTCCTCAATCTGAAACTTTCGTGTTTCCAGAAACTGTGCCTCATTATTCGGAATTGCAATCGGCGTGAATTTCATGCCCTCTTCGAGAACGGCAACCTTATGGGCGTTTCTTCCTCCGTAGGCTCTCTGCCACGCATCACGCACACGTTCAGGATTTTTGATTACTCCGGGATGTTCCAGAACTCCTGACGGAGATGCTCCGTTCCCAAAGAAGGAAGCACCATACTCCTCACAGGCAATAGAAATGCCGATTGCATTTTTAGCAAGTGCGATAGGGGAATAACCCACAAGGCCGTCAAATCCTAATCCCGGAATATGAAGTACATCATTTGCTTCCAGAATAATGTCACCCTGTTCCTTTATATTCGGATTTGCTTCATCATATCGGCTGTAAATATATATCAGCCTGTTATGTTCATCACGGTCAACCTTCATTTTGTCAGGCATCAGAGGATACAAACCGATTACTTCACCTCTGCCATTTCGGATTATCTGTGCGTAGGCATTTCCGTAAATCAGCAAGTGGGACATCAGCGTTTCACGGAACACAAAACTCGTCATTTCAGGATTCGGCTGATCGTGGAGCAAAAAATAAAGCGGGTGCTGCGGCACTCGCTCTTTTCCGTTATCAGTGTATTTGTAAACGTGCAGCGGTAGCTGTGCGATTGCTTCTGACAGAACTCTCACGCAGGCAAACACGATGATATGCTGAAGTGCCGTCTTGTCCGACACCCGTTTTCCGCTGTTGGCTCGTCCGAAGAAATATGTGTAAGACGGGCTGTCATAGCTGTTCCGGGGCTTATCACGGCTCCGGAATAATCCGCTGAAAATGCTCATGTGCATCACTCCTTTCAGTTGACTTTTTCAATGAGTTTGTGGTATAATAGATCATCAATTAGAAATGATAGACTATATAATTTTAAAGAGGTGTATTATATGAAATATCAGTACTTAAACAGTGTTTTTGAATCAAAATTAAACGCCTTTGCGAACTTGCTGCCGT